GATAGCAGGCATAGTTACCGTATCGGCAATAACTATACGGAAGTTATAAAATCTCCACTTCAATCCAATCAACTTGTGGTAAGCGTACTTCGACCACTGCGCTTCTTGTACGGGATTATTCCCTACGCCCGGGATCCATCCAGTGTTGACATATCCGTTGAACGCCTTGTCGGCGTACGTCGCACCGGCGTTAAGAGTCCATGAATAGGCGCCCTCGTTAACGTTGACGAAGGTTGTGCGGACTGTTCCGTAAGATCGCATAGGAGCGGCTCCTCCGGGATACATGGAGAGACCACGGAACACTTTGGAGATCGGACCGCCTTTCTTCGAGATCCTACGCCGGCGTACCGCCGTCCGACGCCGTATACCAGCATACTTACGCAGAATAGTGCGGCGACCAACAAATCGAGACTTAGAATAACGCGTGGCGACGGTCCTTCTCTTACGCGCAAACCTTCTCCGACCGCGAATAAATCGCTTTCGGGCTGGATAAACCATAGCGGGAAGCAGTGATCACAGGATGATGTGCAAAACCGGCAGTGGACTGCGTGCTCAGAACAGCACCAATTACCCATGCGCAAAAAAAATCGATAATCCAGCTACGAGCCGTTCCGACGGTCGTCGTTATCGGAAAACCATTAATAGTTGCTTAGATACGGTAGTCAGGCTCTCGATAGTGGGGTGGGAGGGGAAGTACTCGCCCTCGGCCGTAGGCCGCGGGCTCGGTGCGCGCCTACGGCGCGGGAAGGCTATTAACGATATCGACCCATCGTATCGCATATCGCAAGTGACGGGTAATACTACGCCGTCACTTGCGATACGATACGATGGCTCAATTTCAGAAATTTTGTTTGACGCTGAATAACTACACGACAGAAGAGGAGGACGCCCTGCGGGCCTTCTGCGCGGAGAACGCGGCTTTCGCCGTCGTCGGACGCGAGGTCGGGGCTCAGGGGACCCCGCACCTGCAGGGGTACGTCAACCTCAGGAGGGAGAAGAAGCGCACTCTACATGCGCTAAAAAAGGAGTTGTGGGGAAAGCGAGCTCATCTCGAGAGAGCTCGCAGTACGGACACAGATAATAACAAATACTGTGGAAAAGAAAAAGACGTCTGGACACACGGAACTCCAGTCAGGCAGGGCCAGCGTAGCGATCTGGACGAAGTTCGCGTAAGACTCGATGGCCCTGACAGCATGAAATCAATCGCCCGGGATCATATATCCACGTGGATGAGATACGGGCGAATGATGGAGGCTTACCGAGCTTTGCCTGAGACAGAAACGAAGCGTGACTTTAAAACGCACGTAATCGTTTTAATCGGCGGCACTGGTACCGGCAAAACCAGATATTGCACGGAGCGAGCGGCGTCGATCGGCGGTGGCCTATTCGAGAGGATGCGTGGCGACTATTGGGATGGGTATAATGGGCAGCGATGCGTCATCATAGATGATTTCTATGGTTGGATAAAGTACGATGAGATGCTGCGCCTATGCGACCGATACGGCATGCGCGTCCATCGTAAGGGCAGCATGGTTGTATTCAACTCGACACATATCTTCATCACGTCGAATCGACCAGTCGAACACTGGTACTCGTTCGTCGGATATACGGGAAAAGAGTTGTTGCGACGCGTGGACGAATTGTATGTCGATACAATTCCAGCGCTCGAACCGGCCGTACTTATACCTACGGATAGCAATAACGACAATTGATTTTTTTTGAATAAAGTTTATTGTACAACAATATATTATCGGTTTTGTCTATGAGTTCACTTGATACATGTGTTCCCACACGGTAGTTACGGAGTAATCGAAGACGACGGAGAATCTTGACGACAGATTCAATGCAGCGAAATTAGTTCCGGGATACGGTGAGACAGGGAACCACCAGAACGACGGAGTAGGTGTCCCAACGTTAGTCGTAGCACCGTAACCGGTTTTCGGACGGATGTAGGCGAGGAAGTCGTAGAGAAAGTTATAGGCGGTAGTCTGCGAATACGTTTTATCCGACCATATGGTCGAGCTGACCGGAACGTATCCCTTCATTTCGTACTTCCCTTTTCCGACCCAAACTGGTTTATACTGCTCCTCATCGGAAACACTCGGGGCGTCATTGACAAGCTGTTGCACTTGAGCAAACCAGATCATAAATTTATATTTATCGTAGGTCTTGATGTTGACACTCTGTGTAGCCGGAATAGCCGGGGGACCGGTGATAGCAGGCATAGTTACCGTATCGGCAATAACTATACGGAAGTTATAAAATCTCCACTTCAATCCAATCAACTTGTGGTAAGCGTACTTCGACCACTGCGCTTCTTGTACGGGATTATTCCCTACG